ATAAGCGTAATGTTCAGGTGCATCGTTTAAAGGCACACTATCAATTGTTGTTTTTGTCGCTTCGTTGTCATTGAAAGATACTACTAATTTCTTTCCTGTTGAACCTGTTAATTGGTTCATTATTCTGTTTGTTATGTCGTCTTTTTCTTGATCCGCAGGCTGTCCGTTGTTAAAATTTAGTACAGTCGTTGGCGAAAATCCGTTAGTTACCTCATTTATAAGATATTCTGCTATTTTTTCCTCTAATACCGCATAATCCAAAGCACCTTGGTAATCTACATAGCTAAAATATTTCATACCAACGCTATAAGGTTGAATTGTCAATATTTCAATCTTTTCCTTAGATGTTCCAAAAACAGGGAATGGTTTAGGCTTAAATTTTTTAACGTCTTGCCAATTATCAGAATAATATTGTGTAACTATTTCCCCATCTTCATTACATTTTGCAGGTCTTAATAATTGTTGAGGTATATGGAAAATCTCAATAACTTTATCGTGTTTGTCATTGTAATGAACTTGTAAGCTTCCTTGACCTAAAAGGTATAAATCAATAATTAGTTTCTTAAGTTCTTCTTGTGAAATAATGCTAATAACATTCGCCCAGTCCTCAGGTTTCTGAAATGAATCTTTTGCGTACAGTCCCTCACCATAAATCAATTTACAAATATTGTTGATTATAGCGTTGTTTGTAGCACTGTTTAAGAACCTTTCTATTAAGAATTGATAGTAGTTATTGTCTTCACCATAGTTAACCCAGTCTTCCCTCTTATCTTCGCTTATTTTGGGTTGTACGTAGGCGCTTAATTCGATAACTTTATTCGAAAATTGTGAACTCATTTGTTGTCGTATTTTGTGTGTAGTAATTTTTGTTCAATGAATAATCATCTTCATTTGCAGTTGCTAACATTAAACCCTTGTAATAAATAGGTTCTGTTAATGTTGTGTCATAAAGCTCTATTCTGTAAACGTGTCCCTCTTTTAATTTAGAGTAAGCAAACGTAACAGTAGTGTAATAACTTCCAATAACAGAAGTAACGTTTACAACATCAGTTACATTTGTTTCTTTATCCGTAATTCGCAACCTATTTACAGAAGCTCTCGGACTAATTATAAAACTTTGGCTTGTTGTTATTGGTTCAACTATATTCATATAGTAATAACCATTTAAAACAAATTTGTTTCAAACAAAAAAACCCCACCATAATAGGTAGGGTCTAATCGTATTAATTTTAATTAATCTACTAAGGAATTATCAGTGATTAAAACACCATCTCTAAACACACCATAATTAGGAAATTCAGCATTAATTAAAGTTTGCGCTAAAAATGGAGCAGGCTTCAATTCCTCGCTTGTTAGCGTCAAAGTGTATCCGTTATGGTCTTGTAAGGCTCCGCCTGATGTTATACTTCCCCCAGTAACCTCAGCACCAAATTTAACACCCATCAAAAATAATTGATTGTTATTGTTTTCCACAACTACTCTAACTTTACCGTAAGCTAATAGCTTCAAATATTTATGCGTGGTTGCATCTTGTTTTTTTAACTTAATATTAAGCACTTGCTGATAAACAGTAGTACCATTATTTCTGTCACTTAAAACATTTTCAACATAAGTATTTTCATTAGCTTTTAACTCAAATTTGTATAAGTTTACAACGTCATCAACCCAAAATACCATGTCATGAAATTCTATAGGTGCTGCATCACTTGGAGTTCCATTCCAATCATTGGTATAATACCATACACTTGGTTCTTCATTGAAAAAATATACATTTTTCAAACCTCCCATGCTGTCCTTGCATGGTTCTGTTCTACCTATAAGAAGCTCGCAACTCATGACTAATCTACTAAAGAGTTATCGCTAATAACAGTAGCAGAATTGAACAATGTAGCCAATGTTGCTTGTGTTGTACAATTCAAGAAAGGCGCAGGCATTCTTTCCTCACCGCTTAGAGTTAAGGTGTATCCATTATGGTCTACTAAAGCACCTCCACTTGTAATAGTACCCCCTGTAACGTCCATTCCTCTGTCTAAACCTGCTAAAAAGTACTGTCCTGCATTGTTCTCAACCACAACTCTAACCAAACCATAAGCTAACAATTTAAGATACTTGTGAGTAGTTGCGTCTTGTTTCTTTAATTTTAAGTTTAAAGCTTGTTGGAATACAGTTGTTCCGTTATTACGATCAGAAACAATAGTTTCAACATATGTATTTTCGTTCGCTTTAAGTTCAAATTTAAACAATTGAGTTACTCCAGTAGCACTTAAAATAACGTCAGTTGATTCTACTGGTGTAGTGTCAAACGTTGCAACAGGTACTGTATTTATAAAGTAAACATTTTTAAGACCACCTACTGAATCTTTACACGTTTCTGCGCGTCCTATTAAAATTTCACAGCTCATATTTTTATATTTTTAAGTTTAAAAAAAAAGGGGAGGGACTTTTAGCTCCTCCCCACGTTATCGTTTTTGCTAATTATTAGTTAGCTGAGTTTGTAATACCATATGTAACAATCTCTTCAGCGTTTACATAGTTAACAGCCATTCCTGCTCTCATTACGAATCTCACGTTTTGGTCTCCTAAAATCTCAGAAGTATCTATTACTTTAATTTCGTTCAAGTCAGACATCAAACCAGCACCAAAGTAAAGGTTGTCGATAGTTGTAGCGATAGCAGTATTAGCAGCTAATCCATTTGCAACGAATAATTTTACACCATCAAAGTAAAGGTCATTCATCATTGAATACCACTGTGTACCTTTGTTATCTGTACCATTAGCACCTAATCCTGAAGCTCCAAAACCACCTAATGCTCTAACATAAGCACGTGCAATGTTTTGTGGAACGTAGATTCTTAAATCTTCTTTACCATACAATGCAGCAGGAATTGCATCAACTATTTTACCTAACTCTGTAATAACATTTGAAGCAGTTACAGTTGTACCCGTTACTTCTTGAGCAGCCGGTAAATTAGCATCAGCAGCAATTAAAGTTGCAATACCATCAACTTGTCCTGCAGTTGCGTTAGCACCTCTCCAAATAGAAGTTTCAACATCAGCAGATACTTTGTCAGCCATATAAGCTAAGAAGTAATCTTGAAAAGATTTAGGAAGTACTTTATTAGCACTGAATCCCATCTCAGCAGATTGCCAAGAAGTAATGAAGTTTGATTTACACAAATTAACATTCACTTGGAATTGCTCTAATGTTAAAGAACGTTCTGTGATTGTTACAGTTGACGTTGGGTCAAAATCACACGTTGCATTCTTAAGAAGACCGTCAGTCCCTAATTTATGCAAAATTGTTTTATAAGGAATATTAGGTAGAATTGTCATACCTCCATTCGCTAAGGTATTTCCGCTTAATAATGCAGCAGATACCCATTTTGCAGATGATTCACCTGCGTAACTTGTCGTTAATGATAAACTTGTAGCCATATCTTTTTTTGTTTATTTGTTTATTTGTAAATTCTTTCTAAAATTTTATCTAATCCACTCATTGGAGCTTTAGGTGTTAAATCAGTCCAATCAACAGGAGTTGTATTCTCAGGATTGTAGGAAATTGGTTTAACCTCTTCTTGTTTTGAAAATTCAACAGTGTCCGTAGGTTGTTCTTCAACGTACTTCTCAGATTTCAAATCAATAATTTCTTTTTTCAAATTCTCAACCTCATCAATCAAAGCTTTAATCTCTTCAGATGAAAAATGGTACTCTTTAGATTCAACAACTTTTTTAGGTTGTGCTTCTACTTGTTTAGTTTCTGTTGATGCTTCTACTTCCACCTCAACTTCTTGCTCTGCTTCTTTTTCTTTAACTTCTGCAATTACTCCCTCTTCAGTAACTACTAAAATCATTCCGCTTTCTAATTCGTATTCTCCAACAGGCAAAGGAACCATTTCACCCTCTGAACTTAAGACCGATACGGAATAACCAGCCTCGAATTTATCAGCTTCCAAAGTTGCACCATCAACTAACTTCATTTGCTCTAACTTAACCTCCATTCCAAGGTAAGTTTTTAGCGTGTTTATTGCTTGTAAAATTTCTGTCTTCATAACTAATTAACTATTGGTTTAAATTTCGTTGCCGTTTACAAAAGTTTTAGGTGTAATTGTGTGAATTATTTCAGCATTTGTAAGCTCTGATACTTGATAAATTCCTTGTGCTATTGTGCTTCCGTTACAACATTCTTTTTTGTATGTACCATCTTCACATAAGCATGCTTGTTTTCCTCCTTTTCTACTTGCAGGAGCTTTAGTTTTCTTTTCCATTTATATACTTTTTAAAAAATCCTTAATAAATTCCAATTCTTCGTCAACTTTTGACAATTGGTTTAATCCATCAAACTTACCCTCTATTGAAAAACCGTTATAAGTTCCATCTTTAATACCCTCTAACACCTCATCGTTTTCAATCTTTGCCTTTATTACCCAACTACCTTTTTTTGCATTTAGGTTGTATAAATTAGATTTATCTTGTTTCTCGTCCTCTACTATCCAACTTTCAAAGAATGTAACTCCATCAGTCTTGACCTCGTGGTCTAAAGTTGCACTTTTAGAGTAATTGTTTTTCATCCATAATAATTGAGTTTGTGCAATCGTTTCTTCAGAAAAATAAATATTAAATTTTTCCCCATTCATCATGCGAAGTATTCTTTTGTTAGGCACTAAAACCAAACCAATAACCTCACGTTTTAACTCGTCAATAACTTTGAATTGAACATCTATTTTTGATAGCAAAATAAACTCTTCCTCTATTGCAGGACGATCAACCAATGAAATCGCGAAAACTCCATCTACTGATTCGTCCGATATTTTTAGCTCTACTTCCTTCATAACCTAATAACTATTTTAAAGCGTTGCGTTGCGTAATCTATTTCTGTCTAAAGATTGTTGTGTTGTAACCTCTCCACTCACTACATAAGCTTTAATAGGCTTATCACTTACTTGTTGTGTTTGGTTGGCTTCTCCAATTACGTTAAATGTAGGAGCTTGTATTCTTTCTTGTTGTTGTTGTCCTCCTGTTCCACCACCTCCAACGCTTGGAGTACTTGGGGTAAATGTCGCTTGTTCAATTTTACGAATCTGAGCAATAGCAAAAGCACCAGCAACACCTGCTGCAATTCCTTTTGTGATTGGGTCTCCAGGAGTAGCAGCATAAGCCGATAACACTGCTTTATATCCATCGAGTACCGCTTGCGCTATGTCAAAGGCTTTCTTAACCTCAAAAGCTCTCTTTTGTTCTTCCTCTGTTTTACCTGCAAAGGCTTCAGTTAACGCACCTAATGCTCCAAATGTACTCGATGCTATTTGTACCTTGTTTAGTTGTAATTCTAAATCCTTTTGCGCTTGTTCTTTTCTGTACTTTTCGTTTATTTTAGCTAAATCGTTTGTTTTAGCAATTTCAATTTCTGCAAGTACTTCTTTATTTTTTTTCGCTTGTGATTCTAAAGACAAATACTTTTCTTCAACTGCTTTTTTTTCTAATTCTATTGGCGACAAAGTTTGTTCCAATATCATTTCATTTAGTTTACCTCTTAGCTCTAATTCTTTTGTACCATCATCAATTACTTGTTGTATTTTCTTTGATGGTAAAGTATCAATAGCATCTAACTCCGCACGCTCTTCTTTTTTTATTTTAACCTTTTCAGTTTTTAAAGTTTTGTCTTGTTGTACTTCTTTTTTATTGCTTTCAAGTTTATCAATTAAAATATTTTCATTATTTCTTTTTATTTCATCTTTTAAAGCTTTAATTTCATCAACTACTGAAATACGTGTTTTTTTATTATTTTTTACAAGTGTTTCATATTCTTCACGTGAAGAAGCCATAACACCTAAATTAGCGTTTCTTAATTCTTTTAATCTTATACGAGCAGTTTCTATTTCTTTATATATTTCTGCATTACTTTTTTTAATATTACTTTCTTTTATTTTAGCAAGTTCCTCATCAGATTTACCTAAAGCTTTAGCATATCTAAGCCTAAAATCTAAATCTTTTTCAAGTTCTTTTCTTGATTCGCTAATTTTTCTTTGTTGTCTTTCTAAACTATTGTTTAAATCTTCTTGTTTTCTTTGCGCTCTTCCTGTATAATCAGCCCATTCTAAAATTTTTGGAAGAAATACACCTACTGCAACAACCAAAGCACCAATTCCAGTAGCCATAATTGCACCTCTTAAAGTACTAAATGCTGTAACTAATTGGTTTTTTATAACAGCACCTAACTGTAATAATGAATCTTTTGCCTCTCCTAATCCTTGAAGACCTTGAGACAAAGCCATTGCACTCTGTACTTTTAGTAAAGTTTCTTCAACTTTTGCAGATTCAACACCTAACAAACCCAATCCACCCTGAAAAGCACTGAAACCACTTACAACTCCACCAATAGATGAAGATAAAGCGTTAAACTTCGCATCAGGGTTAAAAGCATCTGTCAAGGCTTTAGCGTCTCCGATAGCATCTTTCAACTCTGCTGCTCTTTTTGCTGCTTGTATTGCTTGTTCAGAAGTAGCCCCAAATTTTGCACTTAATTCAGCTACTAAAGTTTGAGCTTCTCTGTATTGTGCCTTTAATGGTTTAAAAGATTCTGAAGCTTTACTATTACCTTTACTAATTGAATCGTTTAGCTTATTTACTTCACTTTCTACTGATTTAATTTCTTTGTTTAAATCTTCAAAATGGTCTGATGTAACATTTACATTATCCTTAACCTCAATCTCTATAACTTTTTTAGTTGCCATTTCTGTACGCTTTACTTAATAACTTTCTTTTTTCTCTCTTGTACGTCTTCTTAATAGAATAGTCTAACTCATTGCGCCCCTTGGCAATGTCGATAAGTTCCGATTGACCATAGAAATCAGAAACTTTTAATAGTTGTAAAATGTTTAAAATCATTCGTAGTATACGTTATAAGGTTGTGTATATTCGCTTCCATCTTTATAGAATAGCGTAAATGTTAATGTAAAATAGTTTCCTGTTACTTCATTTGAAACTATGTTTAATCCGTTATCTGTGATTAATTCATTTCCAGAGCTATCAATTAAATATGTCGTTTCTTGAATAGGTGGGTAAGTAATAGTAACCAACTGACTTCCTCCACTTACTGTCTGGGAATATTCCGTTAATAGCAACAAATCGTTTTCTGTTTCATATGCGATTCCGTCCTCAGTATCTAAAGCTATTTCAAAGTTCATTTGTGCGCTACCTCCATCAGGCGCAGGCATAATAAAAGACATTTGACCACCACTCTGAAAAGCATTTGGTAACGTTGCATTTATAAGCTGTCTAAAATCGTGTAATAGATTTAATTCTACTTCACTCGTGGTTAGGTTTTGTTTAATATCGTTTATGATATATCTTTTATCTCGAATAATTAAACGATCGTAAAGTTTTATTTTAGTAAGTAACGACAAAGGAAAAGTAGTCGTAACATTGGTTAATCTGTTTTTAGGATTAGTTAGCCCAAAGAAATAAGATGCGTAATATTGCGAGAACAAATTGTTGTATAAAGTAGCTCCATCCTTAACACTTAACTCATTTGAGAAATGTATAGAATACCTTGTGCCATCAATTGTTGTTTCTTGAATAAATGGTCTATACCCACTTACAGTAGAAGTAATAACACCATCAGTCATTTTAAAATTCTTGCTTATTTTATCGTCAACATACAACAACAAAGGAGCTTGTATTTGTGGATTGTAAGCCTTGTCTAAAGCATAACCAACATACATATCAGTTGTTAACTTTAGTGTTGATATATCGCCAAATTTAGTCTCTATTTTGAACTCGCCATCTTCTAAATTTTCATCATAATAGATATAATCTCCATACTCACGTGACTGAATTGAATCCTTAGAAAATTTTTCATTTAGAAAGTTGTTAGTTTTTTCGTGTTTAAACTCGTTCTTTTTGCTTAATGGTATTCGTGAAATCGTAATATCGTCAATGTCTACATATGGAGTTATATCGTAAATTTTTCCTTTAGAATAGAAATCATTTAACGGTATTAATTCAAATTCACTCTCTGACCTTGGTATAATTGTAAGATTAAAAGTTTTTAAAATTGACGTTATAAAATCCTCAAATGTTAAATCAGGCACATAATCGTTTACGTTATATTGTTGTGCTGTAAATGTCTTAGATTGTAAGTCGGAAACATATTTAAAAACTTGTGCGTTGCTTGTATATACGTTACCACCATCCACATACGAAAAACCTTTTCGAGCAATGTTAGCCGTCATTGTTCCTGTTAACGTGGTTGGGTCTTCTGTTTGTATATAAAATGAATAATTACCTTTTACTAACGATTGTAATTGACCGCTAACAGCAACTATATCTGTGCCACTATCTCCATCAACCTCATAATAAAATTTGTTATTAATAAATATTTTAATGTATATTTTAGTAGCACCTGAAGAACTCGTAAAATTAAAAGTTATATTATTAATAGTTGATTCTCC